AACTCTAATACTTGTTTAATTTTATAGCAATAAGGACAGTCGTTTTTTGAATATACAGTAAAATTCATAATTGTTTATTATAATTTATAAAGTTTTTATAAAATGATATTTAGTGATTTGATTAAATTAATGATTATACTTACATGCTTTAAAAAAATACCATTATCTAACCCACGAAGGAGTATCATCAGTATCAAAGAAGAAAATATGAAAGAGTCTTGATGTTTCTTTAGTGAATCCAAAATATTTTGATGCAGCATGTGGACAATGACCATCCCAAATTATTAATCTGTTAAAGACATTTCCAACTTTATCAATCTCATCCCAAGGAGTTCCATCTAAGTATAAACCTGTAGGTGCAGTATCTTTCCACGCTTCCCAAATATTAGGATCGCTACAATGTCTAGCTCCTGTTCTTTTATGCCTTAATAAAGATGTTCCCGCTTCATGTGGAGCATCTGGAGTTAGATATATAACTGCTGCCCATTGCTGAGCATCTCCGTGATAAACAATTGCATCCTCTGCAGTGCAGTATTGAAATCTACCACACATACCATAAGTTTCTGTCCAACGAGTAATCTTTTTTCCTAAAAGTTGTTCAAACTTTTCTTTTGTTCCTGGAAAGACATGAGGTTCATGAGTTCTTCTTCCCCTGTGATAATCACTTTCTTCATACTCCAAACTAAGAGCATAATCTCTTACAGAATATGGATCTTCGTAAAAATTCTCACAAACAATAATTGAAGTTTTCGGTTCTTTTGAAACTGAAAGTTTATAACTTGGGTTTTCAGATAAGAAAAATTCTCTCATTCTTGGAGTCTCAATCATTATTTGGGGGAGATTTTCAATAGGATATTTCTTCAAAATATAATTCACATTTCCACATGGTGGTATAGATCCTGCAGAGTAAGTCTTTGATAGGTTTTCATTTTCATACCTAGAGTTAGATAAGAATGGAAGATTATCATTATAATGTGCAAATGATTTTGCCTTAATAGATTTCCTTTTAGAATCACCCATCCAAGAGAAGTGCCATCCCAGTTCATCAATTTCTTTTCCATCCGAATTAATCATATAAAGAATATAAAATTCGGATGGAACTTCTTTATCAGACCTCATACGAATTGGTGTTGTTTTTTTAAAAACTGATCTATTCGTAGCGAACATACCCCAATAAACTGGGTTCCCAGTATTCCTATCGTACACTCTTAAGTCTGCTCGACCTTCATGATAAGATAATGGAATTGTAACATATCCATTTGGATGATTCAAGAGAGTATTTTTAATATCCTTAATGTAAATTGGATTTATAATTTCATCACTATCACTATGAATGATCATACAATCATCATCATAATCATCCAATACCTGAAGAAGTGCATCTTTTTGCATTCGTTCTCTAACTCTTGCTCTCAGAGAATTAATATCTTGGTCATTACCATCATAACAATTTAAACGATCTATTTCTTCCACGACAAGATGTTCTTCATCAGGAATATCAAGATCAATAATACGAATTTTTTCTTCTGGTAAGTTATAATATTTTATTGCATCTCTAAGTCCTGGTTTAGTAGGAATTCCACTATGAGTCTTATTTGATTCACAAATAATAAATTGATCAACATGATCTTTTAACAAATTAACTCTCAGGTCTAAAAGTTCTCTACCAGTTTCATCAAAGTATGGGAAGTAATCAATAATTTTAATCATAGTTGTCAACTCTTTAATTGATTTTTTGTGTCCTTTTTCTTTCCACCAATTAAGAGCAATTCTGTAAGATTCAAAATGCCCTGGTTTTTGCTTCTCTTTATAAAAATCTGGATTGTTTAAGAAGAATGTAGCAGGAAAATTTACATCCTCCGCTAAGATAGGAAGAGCATATACATTACCAATTCCTCTTAGAAGCAGACTTTCAGCATAAGGATATCTGTGAAAGTCTGGAAAGAAATCATATCCTTTATAATAATATGGTTCAGGATCTTGAATCTTCATGATAATTCTATCATGGCGATAATAAGTATCTAAAAGTTTCTTAGCGTACTCTCTCTTCACTAAAAACGCTTGAATACCCCAGAAGTACCATCTTCTTTTCTGAAGACGAATCAATTCCTCATGGAAAGTATCTCCAGTGTATGTTAACTGAACACATTCCCAATCACTTGGGAGATGCTCCATTAGATCTTCCCAAGTAAAGTTCCAATACTTTACTGGGTGTAAAGATAAATCATCTTCGCAGAACAAAGCATACTCTTCAGTGGTGTTATCATACCAATTTTTAATGTTCTTAAGATGAGCAACAAAAATAGATTTGTTTCCATCACAAGATTTGTCTTCAAATCCTTCTTCAAATTCTAAAGTTTCTTTTACATCTCCAAATCTTTCAGAGATATAAAAACTGATTTTATCTTCTACACCATATTTTTTGAACTGGTTAACAAAGAACTCTCTTCTTTCTTTAGATTCTTCTAGACTTATGCAATGGATACTGGGAATACCTTGTAACTTATTCTCATCACTTAAATCGGATGGGAGTTGGAAGCACCAATCATATTCGTGCAATGAATTTCTTTCAATGTATCCCATTTCAAGAAACATCTTTCGAATCTGTTCTTTATGTTTTCCCAGGTGCAAGTGTTCAAATTCGACTCTTTTGATCTTGTATTTTTTCCAATCAAAGGAGAGTAGTAATTCAGCATCAATACCCTCAACATCTAATAAAAGCCAATCAAGTTCTTTAATTTGATATTTTTCAAATAAATCTTCCATTGTAATACAAGGAACAGTAAAAGATTTAATTTCACCATCTTTAAGGTATGGAACAAACTCCATATGCTTATAAATGTGTTCTATATTACAAGAAGCAATTCCATATTGAGGGGCATCATTGGTATGATAATAAATTGTTAATTCTTTATTAGGATTATCTGGAACTTTTACTGCAATGTTTTCTATGATGGCATTTGGATAATCCTTATAACATTCTTTTAATCTAGGAATATGAATTTGATTTGCCTCAACAAAAAGTGCAAAATCTAAGCTAGATAAATTACTTTTGATATAATCCGCTAGTTCATCATCACCATAATTAGATCCTATTTGAACTATAGATTGAATAGATTTATCCCTAAGAAGTTTTCCAAAAATAGACCTTATTTTCTCCATTCTAGTGCTCCACTATTCTAAAATATATTTTTGTTTTTCAATTAAAATTTCAGGTTGTTCCAATAAAGATTTACAATATGAAGGAATAAATCCCCAATGATAGTTTTGGGGATCTCTGTAAGAATAAACAAAGACATCACAAGTTTCCTTAATATTGTTTATATTTGAAACTGCAATAAATTTTATATTTTTTTCTGAATCTGCATCATTGATAATATAATCATATTCCCAAAGATCTTCTCTTTTTTCTCCAAAGAAAAACACTACAGATAAAGTCATACAGGTTTTACTCCATTTTCACAGAAGCGGCACATATCAAAACAAGACTGTGGTTTAGGTACAATCTCTTCATAGGATTGTTCAAAAAGATTTCCAATAATAAACTTCAAACTATAGTCCATACAGCACAGAGAAACATCTCCATTAGGTAGCATAATGTTGTGATACAAATGTTCATCACACCCACAAGTTCTTGGTTCTTCACCATGATATATTGATTTGTATTCTTGTTGAAGGTTAAGAAGTTCTGGTTTTAACATTGCTTCTCCAACCAAATTACCTGCTCTAGACCAGAATGCTGGAACAACTGCTTCTGGGAAAAGATGTTTAACATCATTATGAACCGTACCCATCGCCATAGTATAAAATCCTTGAATTTCATGATGAACTTCTTTAAATGCTTCAATAACTTCAATGTAGTTTTTAGTGATGGGATGCTTTGCTCGTCTCTCATTGTCTGGAAGATGAAGAACAAATCTACCATTGGGACCTAGATTATAAGGAATGTTTTTAATTCGATATACATCTTCGACTTTCATTCCAATGCCAGTAGTAAATACTGCGATTGGATGCCCCTTTTCATGAGCATATAATAGCATATCTGTACAATCTTTGTTCAACCATGGTTCAGTGAATCCAGCAAATGTTACTCTCACATTTTGTGGAAGTTTATCAACTGCTCTTTTAAAATTGTCTAAGGTAAGATACCTTTCTTCATCAACATAAGATCTCTCAAGAATTCTTTGAGGGCAATATACACAATCAACTACACACCCCTTCTTTGGAATTGATGTAGTAAACTCCATGGTTGGCCAAGGAGTCATATTCCAAAATTTATCTTCCATTTTTTCATAATCAATGTAGATCATAAAATTTCCATAATATGCATTTTCTCTATCCCAATAATCTTTAAAAATCTGTAGATAGTTATCATCAAAAATATGTTCAGTAACATCTACATCATTAAATCTTTCATATACGTGGAATTTTTTAGTTCCTTTAAGTGGTAAAAGATAATTATCCCTAAAAATTTTAAATCGTTCAATAGTATTATCCCATAATGATTCTGAAATATGAAACTCAATTGCTATATTTTTAACAGTATTGAAAATTAAATCTTTATTTTCTTCTGTGAAAATAAAATATTCTCCTCCTTCACAATCACATTTAAATAAATTAATTTGAGTAATATTATTTTCTTCTATAATATTTTTAAATGTTGTCGTATTAACCGTATTACCTTCATGTTCATACACATAAACATTTTTATTTGGAATTAACTTATTTTCTTCTACATTACTATCAATCAATTTATTAATTACAGTAACTGGTTTTTCTTTTGTATTATTAATTAATGCCTTAATAATTTTATTGGAAGGTTCTATTGCATAAACATGTTTAACATTCTTATCCAATACTGAACAAGTAAAACTACCACAATTTGCACCTATATCTAGAATAATATCATTTTCTTTGACTGAATAATGTTTTTCGTAAATGTGATCTATGAAGTTTTCCCTATTAAAAAGGTATAGATATTCATAATCCATATCTCCCCAATCAAAGTTATCACATAGCATATATTTTGCAGCATTTTGTGGTTCATCAGTGATAGAAGTCATTTTTTTTACAATTCTACTATCAACCAAATCTGGATGAACCCACCAATCTTCAAATGCAGACTCATCATCTTCAGCAACATTTGTAACCACGAGTTGATATCCCATCTTAGTAAGATACTCTCTCGACTTATCTCTATAAGACTCTGATACATCAACATAATGATCATGCTCATAAGTGATTACCCGAAACTTATACTCATCAAAAGGAATTGAAAGTAATGCTTCGTAAGTATTTGCCGATGGTTCAATATCAAGTTGCAAATAATCAATGACTGTTTCAGAATTAAAATATTCTTTAATTAGTTTTGAGTAATTAATCAGTAGAGCATTTGCATGTAAGACATTTGCATTAGGTCTATGTTGTTTGTAATCATTTACACAAATTTCATTAAACTCAATTGATACTCCTTTCCACCCAAAATCTTTTTCCAACAATGCTGTGTTGTTTTTATGGTAGGGAAATCCACCACCGATTTCAAGATACGTTCCATTTCTTTTACCATCTAGTATCGACAAAACAAACATGTCTTGGAATACTTGTGAGAAATTATTCTCAATATATCTAGATCTTCTAAATTTATATCTTAATTTTGGATAATCATTTTTATGATATGTTCTAAACTTATAGTTCGAACCATGGGCACCTAAAGAACTTAATTTTTCTTGTAAATAATTTCTGTGTTCTTCAGTCATCATAGAAGAATACTCCTTTTTAAGTTTAAAAAATAATTTGCGAGATTCTTCACATAACCCACAAGGATATGCTGCTTCCGCTTTTCCCATAATAAGAGAGTAAAAACCAGGATACTCAACATCTATATCCAAAGGTTCTTGATTGTCATTACAAATACCTTCACCAATAGAAAAGAGTAAGTATGCTTCGTGATGGTTTTGTTCTATTAAGTAAAAATTACCCAACAAATAATATGCTTCTGGTCTTTCTGGACAAGTCGTAAGAGCATTTTGAAGTAGACTTTTTACTGTAAAATTTCTAGTTCCCTGAGATTTAAAACAGTTTGCAGCAGACAACAAGCACTGATACTGCATTATCTTTTCGTCACTTCTCTCAGCAGTTCTGAGATAATAAGAAAGTGCAGATGCTGTTTGACCTATAGAATGGTAATGAACAGCAAGATTAAAATTACTAATTGGATCTTCCGAATCATCTATAAACTTATACAATAAATCAGTCAATGAATAATTATCCATTTAAAACCTCCATAATTGTTCTCTCAGGAAACTTAAGCAAATATGCAGCATTATCTTGAAATCCAAAGGTCATTAAAAAGTCATCTCCCCTTTGGCTAAGACCAATACAAAACTCTACATGTCCAGACATCAAGGAAAATTCCTTTGACCATTGTATTAAATTGAAATCTCTATCCCAAATAATAATTCTATGGTAATAAACAGCATCTTTTCTTCCAACTTCACTATTAAAAAGATCTACCTCATGAGTTATTGCTATGTAATAACCTCTCCAGGGAATAACTTGAGAACCTCCTCTTAGATCTCTAGGAAGATCATTCCATTGACCTAAAGAAATAGTTTTAGATTGCCCTGTTTCTGGATTTACTTCTACAACTTCTGTTGGATTACTCCATTTTACATAATGATATGGTCTATCAAGAATTGGCATCCAATTTTTTTCACAATAAGAATTAGGATCATTTGGTGGAGGAATTCTAAATCTATCTACTTCTACAACAGAATCTTCACGAACTTCAATTTCACAAAGTTCCATTCTTCCTGTTCCAATTGTATCAAGATCTCTTCTTACTCCAGAAATATATAATTTTCCATTCCATCTAAAAATTCTTGCATCTTCAAGACCTACAAAATCCCAAAGTTCTTTATCAGGAAATTTGGAAGTATCAATTTTATTGTAACGAGTAATATTAAAGTCTTCATCAAGTTCACAATAATAATTTATGGTCCTTAGATGCATATCATTTTCAGGATGCACATAAGTCAATGGACCCCATTGATGTTGAAAAAGTTTTTTTTCGGAGTGATAAAACGTATAATTAACGTGTCTTAAAACTAGAATTATTTTATCTCCATCTAAAAAAATAGATGGATTCATAATTCCAGTTCCATTTGTCAATTCGGAAGGAATAACTAGTGGATGAATAGAACCACCATTTTCCAATGCAAGTTTTACAAAATTACACATATTTTTATAAAATGATTAAAAAAGATATTAGTTTAATTCAAAAATTGATTTTAGAATTTTTTTGTTTTTTAGTAAGATAAGATATTCCATTTAAATTAACTTCATAGTTTTAATGACATATTAATGCATATTGATTATATTGTCTAGTATTACCCATCAATAAGTTTTATTTTTATTTCTTTATCATCATTATTAGGATAATTATCCCTTAGGAATATATTTTTACATCTCTATATTTGGAACCGGATCGTTCATCAATTTGTGCCTTTAATTGTGCTCTTTTATCATTAGTAATATATACACTTCTAGCAAGCTCAATAAATTCTTCATCAAATTCTTGAATGGTTTCTTTTTCTCTTAATCTTTCTTCAATATTCCACAATTCCATATTTATTGATCTCATCTCGTCCCATTCTATTCCCTCTATATAACTATTAATTTGATCCCTAATTTCATATAATTTGCGTAGTTCTTTTATCACATATTCATTTTGACTATGGTTGGCTTTTATTTCAAGAATTGTCACTCTATCTACAAATTGCCCTGGTGAGATTGGTACTAATAATTCCATAAGATTTCTCCAAAATATTTCAACTAAAAAAATTGTTTTTAATATTATTTAAAACAGTTTCATTTTTACAAACAACGCCAAGTCCATATGAATTGTCAAAATTAAATTTTGGAAGTTTTATTTCTTCAAAATATTTTTTAACTCCATATGTTTTTCCATTATACTCTTCAACTGAAGTATCATGCATTAAAATTACTCCATCGTCACTTACAAAATTAATCCAGGTTTCAAAATCTCTCTTAATATCTTCATAATGGTGACTTCCATCAATATGGAGAATATCAATAGTTTTGTTCCATGTCTTTGATACTTCATCAAAAGTACCTTCTATAAATGTCAAGTTATCTTGAAGGTGTAATTTTTCTCTTTTATTCATTACAAAATCATATTTAAATTTATTATGATCTGTTCCTATAAAATCATCTCCAATAAAATTATCAATTCCATAAACATGCCCAATTCTTGGAATGGCAAAACAAAAAGTAGAAAATCCATGATCAACTCCAAGATCCACAATAACTTTTGGTTTAATGAATCTAACTAACCAGTCTGCAAAATTTCGATGACCTGCCCAAGAACTGGTCGAAATATCATCAAGGTTAGTCAAAAATAGTTGATCGATTGCATCAAATCTTTCTTTAATTCTTAATGTTTCTGTAGAAAATGCTGAAGCAAATACAATGATGTTTGGGTTCATTGTAAGTTTTCCAATTTCAAGTAAATGTAAAAATGCTTTGCCAGTCAGATCACTATTAATATTTAGTGACTCACTTAAAGCATGAATTGAATAATTACAAGCCTGTTGAATATTTTGAGATTCAAATACCATGGCAATACTAGTCATAATGAATACTTCAACTCTAATTGGATCAAAATATGGTTTAGAAATATTGAGATACTCTTTTCCAAGTTGAATTGATTTACTATAATTGTTCACATCATAATAATGTTTAAATATGAACCAAAGATAATAAGTATTTTCTGGATTATTTTTGTATTCTCTTTCACATATTGAAAGATAAAAAAGTTGTTTATCAATACTTGGTTCTATATTTTTTGTAATTTTAATTGTTGTATCTACTGTAACTTCTTCAGAATGAAATTCAGTAGGGATAAACATTGGAGTTTCATGAACTGCATTTATCCAAGAATAATTTTTTGTTCTATGAAGACGAATATGCGATGCTTGTCCAACTGTGGGTTCTTGATCTTCAATTTTGTCATAACGTATGTGCTTAAATGCAGTAAAATCATTACATATTACATATAATCCTTGAATAAAAAGATCATCAATATCTTCATTAAAATCAAGTGAAAATGCCCAATCAGTTTTCACATAAGAAAGTGCTTTATTTCTTGCTTTTGAAAAATCAAACTCTTCACGAGTCTGTGGATGCTCGTACACTTCAATGCCAGCATCTTTAAGTAGTTGAACTGTATTATCTGTACTCCCAGTATCAACTACAATTGCATCATCAAACTTCTTTGCATTTTTAAGAAACCTTTCAATATTTTTTTCTTCGTTCTTTGCTATTGCGTATAATGTTACTTTCATAAGTAAGTTCTCCAATCAATACAGGGTGATAAAAATTGCGAATGGCAGTGTGTAGAATAACCAGGAATACTTGAAATTAAATTTCTTCCTCTCTTATGTAGTTCGATAAATTTACCATGGTCTGCAGAGGGTTCAAATCCTGTTGAGAAATGTCTATGAATTTCTTGGTCTTCTTTGAGTGTTTTAAATTTAACAGCAAAGGTATTTGTTGTTGAAGGAGTTGGCATCCAATGAGAATATTTTGTTGCTAGAACTTTAGTCATAAAGTCCTTATACATCTCCTGATACTTATCTCCGTGGTCGTACAAGGTTGCATACTGAACTGGAAGAGTAAATGCATCTATGAGAACTCTATCCCATTCTGGACGATGTACATAATCATCCTCAAGAAAATAGATGATTGTATCATCATCAAAGTCTTGTGAAAGAATATAATTTAAAGTTTCTATAAAACTTAATGACTCTTTTCCACTATTAATTTTAACTGCTTCTTCATCTTTAAGAAAAGTACCTTCTTGTTTTCCATAATACTCATCAAAAATAATTGTATAGTTAGTGGTTTTAGGATTAAGTGTATTCTTAAAATTTAGAAATACCTTTTCTTTATTCCACCATTTGGGACGATTTGTACTAGAGATATTTACTTTGGATGTGTAACAATGCCTTAAAAATACTTCAATTTTTTTCATTTATTTTTCTTAGATAAATTTATAATATTTGTTTAAATGCACTCATTTCATATATTAAATTTTGAATATATTTTTACATTTTCTTTGCCGATTATATCATTTGGATTTTTAGAAATACTAGAAAGGTTAGGACGTATATCATGAAGTCCTCGTAATCCCCACTTTTCGTCTTTATCTTCTTTACAATAATTTTTGATGTTATTAAAATCATTTAAATGTAAAGGTACTTCTAAAAAATTATAAATTTTATCCAATTCTTTTTGTGTATTTTTAATTAAAGAATTATATTCTACTAGATGTATCCAATTAGGATATTTATTTATAGCATAAATCATAGATTCATAAGATAAGGATACATAATATCTCCAGATGTATTCTGTACGATTATTATTTGTAATTGGTAGATTGTCTTTTCTTAAATGTTCATCTATAAAATTATCTTCGTAATTATTTTTTTCTATTAGAGAAATATAAGAAGTAATGACTTCTGGTATAGGTCGATAAGTTAATATAATTTTGGGAGAATTGGAAAGAAAAGTTTGAACCGTGTCTAAATTTTTACCCCAAAATCTGTGCTTGTCTAATACTATGGGTTTTTCAATATGATTGTAAAAATTTGATAAAATAGATTTATATACATTAAAAGAAATTTGTTCTCTATCAAAAGTATATTGGATATCATATTCGTTAAAACATTTTTCAATATCTGTAACTAATTTACCAAGGGGAGAAGTTGATGTAGCGTGAATATCTGGATGCTGACTCAAAAGAGACCCCAATAAAGTGGATCCACTTCTAGGAACTCCACCAAGAAAATATAATTTTTTCATAATATAGACTTTATTGTACAAAAATTACAGGTGTATTCATTTTTTCACTCCACTCTTTAAAATATTGTATATACTTTTGATCTATTTTTTTATTATTTATTGGTAAAATTTTTAAATACTGCCCATATTCATTTTTTTCTACTGAAACCAAAGCATTGCATTTGTCTGGTCTCATATCTTCTGCTAGTAAATTTTGAGACCATGCACATTGATAATTCCTACAGGTTTCTGGACGTGCTTTATATACACCACATCCAGAACATTCTAAAAATTTACAAGACTTACCTTGTCCAAATTCCCAATGAAACGCATTTCCAACTAACCAAGTACAACAAGCAGTACATTCTCCACATTCTCTCATAAGTATTCTACTTCCTCAAAATAATGAGTATATGGTTCATAATCTTTGATATTTTTTTTAAGTGGGATTGGGTGATTTTCAGCAACATAATCATCTTCTGTGTATTCCATGAATGATTTTGCCTTTACATTTCTATTAGTACCTATCCAAAACTCTCTATCAAATCTATAGTTGCTAGTTAAGTAATCATGATTTAAAGTTTTAATATAAGATGCATTTGCCCACCAAAAATTGCCACAATAACATCCATATCCATCATTGTTAGTCATTGAACCATCGCTCCACAATGTTTGACCCAATGGTTTAAATGTCTGTCCAACGCAATCATATTCATCCAAGTAATTAATACATTGTTTCCATTTATCTATCACAAAATATTCCATCATTAATCTCCAAGAACTTGCAATGAGAGTTTTTTTACTTGTTCCTTTTGTATGAAAATATAAAATTTTATAGTTCGGATTGTTGTATGAAAATTTTTTAACTGAGATTAAAGTTTCAGTTTCTTCTTTCCAGTTTTTATTATAAACTACATTTGCTTTTTCTGGGATATTAAAAATTTGTCGATCTCCATTAATTCCAATATGAACATAATCTGCATTATTGAGCAATCCAGAGGAATGTAATCTATGCATCTGAGATTGATATATTAAATCAGAAATTTCATTTTGAAGCACATGATAAAAAATTGCTATTTTCATACTTGATTTAATAATTTATATAATCTTTTTCTCTAAAATAATAAGAATAATTATTAAAGTTAGAAGGATCCGAATCAAAATCTAAATTATTATATAAAGTCTTTGGATAACAACTATCACTATCTCCAATCCATCTCTCTTTTTCCATTCTACATTCAGATTCTACATATCTAGATTTTAAGATATTTATATATGATGCATTTGCCCACCAAAAATTTCCCATATAAGCGTATGTTTTATCATTTTCAATTAAAGTACCATCAGAAAAAATACTTGGTCCAATAGTTCCTAAGTGACAACCAACACAAGTGTATCTTTCAAGATATTTTATACACTCTTGCCATTTATCAATTGTAAAATACTCCATCATTAATCTCCAAGAATGAACAGATAATTCACTTTTAGTTGCTCCTTTTGTATGAAAATAAAGAATTTTATATTCTGGATTGTTCTTACAAAATTCTCTCAAATCTAACAAAGTTTCTTTTTCTGTTCCCCAATTTTGTTTTTTGTTATATTTAACTTTCACTTTTTCTGGGATATTGAAAAGTTCTTGATCTCCATTCACTCCAAAATGAATGTAATCTGCTGCTTCAATAATACCTGATGTATATAAACGATGAACTTGTTGCTGATAAACGAAGGCACCTAAACCCATTTGTGCTATGTGATAAAAAATTGCTATTTTCATGTACTATAGGTTCCTCCATTTTCTCCTTTCATTCCTTTCACTAGAGTAAGTCCAAGATTATAAGTATCTATTATTTTCTTTTTATCAATAAAACGATATAAAGAATGTTCTATATCTGTTCCTGCAGTAAATTGTATCATTTTTTCCATATAAAAAAATGATTTTTCAAGTGCTTGTACTGTTTCATTAAATAAAATTCTATCAAAAGACCATAATCCGGTCACCATCATTCCCTTTGCTCCATACAGATAAGCATAAACATTCTCTAATGATTTTTCATTAAGATTATTTTCTTCTTGGGTAAGATAATCATATTTTTTAATTACATATTTATTTTCTAACAATTTACTCTCATAATCTTTTATATCAAAATCATCATTCAACAAATATCTTCCAGTCAATTTAAAAACTCTTTGACTATCACTAAACAAATTATTTTTTTCAATCTCATAAAGAGTATTAAGTAATCCTCTAGTTTCCAATAAAGACTTTCCATAAGTAATCAATTCTGGTCTTGCAGAAATATTTTCATATAATTGTTTTAGAGTTTGTTCATCATAAAATTCTAAAAATAAATCACACTCTTTTCTTAAAATTTCTTTGTATTTTTCATCAATAGAGTAAGCGGAACACTCAAATAAAACGATATAAGAATTAGGAACTTTATTTCTAACAGATTCAATAGTTTTCAATGTTTGATTAAATCTCTGTTCTTCGTCATAAGCACTAAATTTTTCTTGTTGAAAATGTTTAAGTGCTGATCCAATTAAAAATAAAAATTTCATAATTCAATGTCCTCGTTTTTTAAATAATCCGTATTGAAACTTATCACAATTCTTTGTTCCTGTTCTTCTTTTGTATAATGATTCATATCACTTGGAAAAATAACCAATAATCCAGGATAAGGTTCTACTTTTGTATCTGGAAAAATCAAAGGAGTTTTTCCAGAAAAATAAAATGCCCCACTTACAATACTTTGTGGGTGATTATGTACTTTTAATTTATTACCAGGATTGGTAATGTTAAACCAACTATTGATAAATTTTACTTTTGGAATATCATACTTATTACAATACATTCTAACATATCGTTTTAATATAGTATAGAGTGGTTTCAATTCTGGATACATTAAAATAGGCATTCCAACATTGTAACTTGATCTTCCATCAGTTAAAAGTCCATGAACATCACCTCGATATTGTAATAGTATATCTTTAATAAAATCTAAATTTAAAAATGAAAGATTATATTCCTCTATCATTCAAAAACTCCCTCAGTTCTTGTAATGGTTCATTCCAAGTTCTTGGTTTTTTTTGTTTAAACAAATGGACATTATCACCATACCACCAAGATTTACCATTAGAACTTGTCCACACATAATATTCCATAATAGGAACAAAGACACATACCTCTTTACCAATAGAAGCAGCAATGTGTGCAATAGAAGTACAAGAAGTAATCACCAAATCCATTTGATTTACAATGGAGAAAGTATCAGCAAACTCTCTATCTTTTGAATGAAACTCTTTAATATGGTTTTTACAAGTTTTTGGAACTGGAGTATCATTCATTTGAAGTGAATACAATGAATGTTTTGGATTAGAAATTACATTCCACAAATCAAAGAAATCTACATTTCTAAAATGTGCTTGCTCAAATCCAGAACCAGAGTTCCAAAACATTCCAATTTTATACTTAGTATCTTGTTGAATGTGATAATACTTTCTTTCTTTTTCCGGTAATGGTTTTAGATATGGTTCTCTACCCAAATCTTCTACGGTGATATTCATATAATAAGGAAGTGCAAGAGCATAAACCCACTTAGAATCTTGCGGAAATATAGGATTGTCCCAGACTAATTCAGTTTTAAATCCATTATAGTTAAAGATTTTTTGTAAGTCTTTCCTTGTTGTAGTCCAAATTGGATTCATTCCAAGTTTCTTAAGATGTTTCATAAATCTTACATGTATAATCTCATCTCCAGCACCACACTGGCTGTCAATGATAATTGTTTGTCCAGGAATAATTGTACCGTCCCATTTAGCAAATGAAGGAAGATCTTTATTTTTATATGCTTCAACTTCACCTGCCCTAAGAAAATGTTGAAGTCCTGTATAGAGGTCATCTTTTCTAAAATAATACCCAGAAAGATTGTGATATGCTTTTCTTTCTATTTCCTCTGGTAATTTTTTTTGTATTAAATTGAAAAGTAATTTTTCTGATTTGTCTTTTTGTCCTAATGCAGAATATGCAAAAGTTTCCTCCAAAAGAAGTTCTGTATCTTGTGGATTCAATGATTTAATTTTTGATATTTGAGTGATTGATTTTTCTGGAAAATTGTTTTGATTATATGCATTAATCAAGTTTTTCGCTGTTATATATTTTTCATCTTTTGTCTGTGCAAGTTTAAGTGCTTTTTCTCCACATTCGATGGCATTCGAAAAGTGTTTTATTTCAAAAAAAATTTTTGCCACATCATCATATTGTTGAAATGTTTTTGCTCTATTTTTAAATGCTTCAAGTAATTTTATAGTAAGATCTTTTTCTTCAAAAGAATATAAAGTTTTTGCTACCAACTCAAGGGGGTTCATGTAAATATATTATATGTTTACATAATTATGTAGTTATTCCAGCAATAACATTCCTACCACTACTTATATCAATCCATTTAGTTCCTCCGAGAAATGTAGTAATTGGAGTAGGTCTGATTACATTATCATTGGCACCTAAAATGCCATTTGTTCCCCAATTCCATAAAGTTCCATCAGTTTTAATAGCTGCTACACCTGATCCACCTTTACTATTGATTATACTCCAGTTGTTCCCATCAATTTGATATTGATTAACAACAACCGTTTTGATTCCCAAGGACATATCAAATAGTCCTTTTCTCCAATCTCTCCCCCAAAGAAAAATTTGTTTATTTACTCCATCATCTTGCAATGCTATTACATTGTTATACCCACAACAAACTTGTTTCCAATTGGTTCCTCCAGCAAATGTAGTTATTGGAGTAGATATGGTATTATTATTGCCATTTCCGATTGCACCATAAGACGAATATCCCCAAGTCCATAAGGTTCCATCAGTCTTGACTGCTGCCGTAAAATCATTTCCACAACAAACTTGTTTCCAGTCGGTTCCTCCAGCAAATGTGGTTATTGGAGTGGACACATTTGAAAAAGTTGTAACTCCATTTCCCAATCTACCCCTAGAAGCATATCCCCAAGTCCATAAGGTTCCATCAGTCTTGATTGCTGCAGTATGTTGATTCCCACAAGAAACTTGTTTCCAGTCGGTTCCTCCGGCAAATGTGGTTACTGGAGTAGATCTATTAATCGATGTGACACTATTTCCTAATCTACCATTACTTGCGGATCCCCACATCCATAAAGTTCCATCGGTCTTGATTGCTGCAGCATATACACCCGAACTAGAAACTTGATTCCAGTTGGTTCCTCCGGCAAATGTGGTTACTGGAGTAGATATATTGCCCGTTACAAGTCGATTTGCTAATGCCCCAGATCCTGAAGATCCCCAAGTCCATAAAGTTCCATCAGTCTTGATTGCTGCAGTAAATCCATTCCCACAAGAAACTTGTTTCCAGTTGGTGCCTCCAGCAAATGTGGTTATTGGAGTAGATACAAGACCACTTGTAAGTCTATTTCCTAATTTTCCACTGCCAAGATCTCCCCAAGTCCATAAAGTTCCATCAGTCTTGATTGCTGCACAATGTCTAGTTGCACTAGATCCACCAGAAACTTCTTTCCAGTCGGTACCTCCAGCAAATGTGGTTATTGGAGTATTTACAGCAGAAATTGTTCCATTACCTATTTGTCCTCTACCATTATATCCCCAAGTCCATAAAGTTCCGTCAGTTTTTATTGCACCAGATGTTCCTGTGGTAAAAATAGTATAAAGATCAGAAGGATCTGTTGTTGCAGTATCTGCCCAATTTGTTCCTCCAGCAAATGTAGTTACTGGAGTATCTCTATAACGAAGTCCACTTTTGGTTCCGAGTAGGTTCACTAAAGATCCCCAAGTCCATAAAGTTCCATCAGTTTTAATTGCAGTAACAATATTATCACTTTGCCCACCACAACTCACTTGTTTCCAGTTGGTTCCTCCAGCAAATGTAGTTATTGGAGTGCTAATTTGAAATGGAGCATCTGCAAGGTCATTTGTGGGAGGAATTCCTAGTATATCACCACGAGTACCTCCCCAAATCCATAAAGTTCCATCGGTCTTGGTTGCTGCAATAGCATTATTTCCACAAGAGACTTGTTTCCAGTTGGTTCCTCCAGCAAACGTAGTTATTGGAGTAAATCTATTATTCAAGTCACCAGAACCAAGTTGTGCCTGATTATTTCTTCCCCAAACCCATAGTGTTCCATCCGTTTTAATTGCCGCACTATGAGAAAAAATTGAAGCATCTGCTTGATCCCAATTTGTTCCGGAAAGAACAAATTGAGCAATATTATTAATTCCTAATTGTTGTTCATTATTTCTTCCCCAAAGAAAAATTTGTTTATTTACACCATCGTCTTGTAATGCTATTACATGTCTGTCCCCACAACAAACTTGTTTCCAATTGGTTCCTCCAGCAAATGTAGTTATTGGAGTAGATATTCCTCCATTAGAATTTATATTATTACCTAATCTCCCATAAGACGAATATCCCCAAGTCCATAAAGTTCCATCGGTCTTGATTGCTGCAGTATGTTGATTCCCACAAGAAACTTGTTTCCAGTCGGTTCCTCCAGCAAATGTGGTTATTGGAGTGGACACATTTGAAAAAGTTGCAACTCCATTTCCTAATCTACCATTATTTTCGAATCCCCACATCCATAAAGTTCCATCGGTCTTGATTGCTGCAGTATGACTGTATCCACAAGAAACTTGTTTCCAGTCGGTTCCTCCAGCAAATGTGGTTATTGGAGTAGATCTATCAATCGATGTGGCACTATTTCCTAATCTTCCATTGCTACTATATCCCCAAGTCCATAAAGTTCCATCGGTCTTAACTGCTGCAGTGTGTCCTCTCCCACAAGAAACTTGTTTCCAGTCGGTACCTCCGGCAAATGTGGTTATTGGAGTAGAGACACTAAGTCCAAAGGATACAACTCGATTTCCTAATTTTCCACCTGATGGTTCTCCCCAAGTCCATAAGGTTCCATCGGTTTTAATTGCTACACTAAATGTATTTGAACAACAAACTTGTTTCCAGTTGGTGCCTCCAGCAAATGTGGTTACTGGAGTGGATATCGATGTAGATGTAATTGCATTTCCCATTTTTCCTGAAATTGGACTTCCCCAAATCCATAAAGTTCCATCAGTCTTGATTGCTGCAGTATGTTGATTCCCACAAAAAACTTGTTTCCAGTCGGTTCCTCCGGCAAATGTGGTTACTGGAGTTTGTGCGCCAAGTACTCCCGTAGTAACAACAGCAGTTCCTTGTGCGTTTCCAACATTTCTATCAGAATTACTACCCCATCCCCATAAAGTTCCATCACTCTTGATTGCAAAAGTATTAGATGTGGTTGAAGCAGATATGCCAATAGTATAAAGATCAGAAGGATCTGTTGTTGCAGTATCTGCCCAATTTGTTCCTCCAGCAAATGTAGTTACTGGCGTTAATCTAAATTCAAGTGCATCTATTGTTCCCAATTGTCCGTCGTTAGGATGTCCCCAAGTCCATAAGGTTCCATCGGTCTTGATTGCTAAAGTATGTCTGTACCCACAAGAAACTTGTTTCCAGTTGGTGCCTCCAGCAAATGTGGTTATTGGAGTACTAACAGTTACACCTCCATTTATATATAAATTTTGCCCCAATCTATTATCTGGAGAAAATTGACTTCCCCAAGTCCATAAAGTTCCATCATTTTTAATTGCTGCAGTATGACTGTCTCCACAAGAAATTTGTTTCCAGGTGGTTCCTCCAGCAAAAGTTGTTACTGGAGTACTTGCACCAGTGCCACCGGTTCCTATTCCATACCCCGATCCCCAAAGATATAACAGATAAGGAATTGCTACTACAGAATTATAAAAAAGAGCTTGAATTATAGGCATATTAAGTTAAACCCCCCCCTAATGTAACAAAAGTATTTGAACCAACACAGAGAATCGTACACAATCCTCTTTGTGCAAGAGTTCTATTTCCTGTGGTTGAAGTCCCAGCAAGATACATAGTGACTGAGGTTGCAGTTATTGTTTGATCACTAGATGAATCATTATATATAGAAATTACATCACCAGCACTAAAAACTGAACTTGGAACAATCACACCTCCTGTCGTAATTGATATGTGTTTACCAACATCCGATAGTTGAAGAGTATATCCGGAAGTTTTGGAATTTTGTGGGATTGTAGCATCAAGCGGAGTAGTCCAACTAACTCCAGCACCAGTAGAAGTTAAAACACTACCAGCAGCACCTACATTATTATAAACGTCATATAATCCATTTCTTACTCTTATATTTCCAACAACGTCTAATTTTTGTGTTGGATTTGCGGTTCCAACTCCAATATTTCCACCATAAGGTCCAAGTTCAATTGTTCCATCAGCGTCAACATCAATACTTGGAATACCTGAAACATCATTGACAGAAAAAATAGATCCAGAAGTAAGATTGTTTGTAACAGAAAACAATTGTCCGGCAGATCCTTCAAAACTTACAGTTCCATTATTCGTTGGATATGCCTTTACAGTAATTGTCGATGGACCTACAGAAGAACTGGCACCTTTAAATTCAATTTTAGGATCATCACTTGACGACCCCTTATTAGGAGTTATAAGAATATCCTTATCAGAATTTGCCATTCTTCTATACTATTTTTTAGATATTTATATTCCAAAACGACCACGGAGGGCATTGAAGTTTTGTTGGATTTCTGCTGCTGTGAGTGCTCTGTTGTATATTTTAACAGATGAAATATTACCATTAAATGTACTACCTCCTTGATATACACTTCCATAAAATCTTTGACCTATTGTTATGCGGTCAAAATAAGTTATTGTACCAGAATAGGAAGCAGTATAATCTTCAACTCCATTTACATATATTTTATAATTATCATTTACAGAATCTACAACTAAAGCAACATAAGTCCATACTCCAAATGGAATTGAAGATGTCATTATATCTCTATTATAAAATCCACCATATGCTCTACTAATTTCCAAATTCATAACACTGAAGTTTGAAGTTGCATCCGGTCCCAAATCCCAATTTAATCCATATTCATAGTCATTATTTGTACCTAATGTAGTACTAATAATTGCATTATATTCGCCATCATTATTTGATGGTTTAATAAATGAATCTATAGAAAAACTTGTATAGGACAATCCAGTTCCAGTTATTTCCACCCTTTCATTATTACTGTCAAATACCATAGTACCACCATAAGAACTGTCATAAGTGGCACCATTAATGGTTCCATTATTACCTTGCCCACTCAAATCAGTCCAAGTGGTTCCAGAACCAGGATAAGAAAGACTATCTGCAGCATCTAGACATAATACTAATCCATCAGTAATTAATTTTGGACCATATCCTATAGACATTAGATTCCAAACCTCCCTCTCGATGCATTAAAGTTTTGTTGGACTTCTGATGCTGTGAGTGCTCTGTTGTAGATTTGAACTTGTGCTATGTTTGCGTTTAAATAAGCATTGGAACCACCGGTATGTCTATATCCTATAAGACTTTTAGAAGAAAAATTATAATTTAAAGCATTAAAAGAAGTTAGAGTTAATATCAAATTACCATTTCTATACATTTTATAATTTAAATTTTCATAAGTTGCGACTATATTAACCCAAACAGAAGTAGATGTTTCTTTTACATTTGACCAACCAGTTCTTGTAAAACCATTAGACCCAAATCCCCATCCTTGGTCTGTTTCATTATAAACAATAGCATCAAATGTTATACCATCATCACTTTGTAAATTAATTAGTCCTCCTCCTTGTTGTGTGGTTGAACCAAGTTTTACCCAACCAGAAAGTGTTTTATTAGTTATATTTGGAATAAAAGATAAACTTTGAATATATTCATTACTCCCATCAAAACTTACACTTCCACCAAAAGCACTTGAATATACTGGTGAGTTTGCAGTAGTCCCAAAGTTATTATTCCCAGAGAAATCAGCAAGTCCAAGAATCGTAGAGTTATTCGTTGCGACTAATGGAGTAAATGAAGTGGTTTCTACTGTGGTAAATGTATGAATCGTGTATCCACCTGAAGATGTTACTGTACCACCTATTGCTCTTTGGGGTCCTGGATATCTTACTATTACGATTCCTGAACCACCTGCACCTGCATTAGAACCAAATCCACCTCCACCACCTCCACCAGTATTTGCAGTTCCATTACTAGGTCCTGTTGCCCCACCACCAGCACCACCGCCACCAATTCCACCAGAACTATTGACTACACCAGAAGAAAAGTTATTACTTGCCCCACCTCCACCACCACCAGCATAATATGTAAAAGTTCCAGAAATATTAAAACCTAAACCAGTACCTCCTGTACCACCAGTTCCTGTTGAATTTGCCCCAGGAGTAGCACTACTTCCAGCACCACCTGCACCACCACCTCCTGCTGCTGCTCTATTTGTTGTTCCATTTCTAGCACCACCAGCAAATCCCTGCCCAGAAGTTCCAGCAGAAAATATAGTGGAACCATAGTTGCCATCTCCACCAGCACCACCACCAGAACCACCAGTCGCACCAGCATTATTACCTTCAAAATCACCACCACCACCGCCGCCACCTCCAATAGCAGTTAAAGAACCAAATACAGAGTTTCCACCATTACCCCCAGTAGTTCCAGAATTTGCTACTACTGCACCTCCAGCACCAACGGTTACGGTAAGAGCAGAACCAGGAGTTACGGAAAAGTTGGAATTATAAATTAAACCACCAGCACCTCCACCGCCTCCTCCGCCACCATTTGTATTAGATTCACCATAACCACCAGCACCACCACCAGCAACCACGAGAACTTCAACTGCGGTGAGATTGTAATTATTTGGATCGGCAGCATCAAGTGCAAGAACTAATCCATCTTCTCTAATATCTGGACCAGCATAAACACCCATTTTTTTTATAATTCCTCCATATAATATTTAACCTTTTATCTCCACTTCTAATCTATCAACATCTTTTCTTTCAGCAAAAATTATATAATAATAATCAAGTTTTCCTTCTTCTTTTGTAAAGACTTCAACTTGATTATTTTCAATTTTTCTTATCCTAGGATTTACACTATCTCCAATTGGTGTAAGAGTTACCGTAATCGAATCTTCGTGTACCAAATTAGTCCAATATTCTGGAAGTTCGATTATACAATTTTTTGATCTTCCTCTTATATATACTGAATTTTCTGGTCCTTCCAAACAAGCATAACGAAGTTTATAATTTTCTTTTGTTGGGTGAGGAATAATGAATGACTTTGTAGTTGCCGCAAAAGATCCATTGACTTCTAATTTATATCCTGGATTTATGGTTCCTATGCCGACATTACCAGATGTGTCAACTCTAACAGATTCTGCCCAAGATGTTGTTCCAGTTCTTCTACCAATTACAAAATTTGCAGGTCCATTTCCAGTTGAACCTGCAACTGCACCAATAAATGCTCCAGTTGCTCCCCCACCAGAATTATAAGCATTAAAATCAATTAATGCTCCTGAATTTACAGAATTAGGAGTAGCACTTATAGTCGCCAATGTCCCGGCAACATTGTAAGCTCCCTTACCACTTGCACTTACACCATTATATGATTCACCAAGACCATCAATACTTAAAACAAATGCAGATGATGAAGAAGAACTAAAAGTACCTTTTCCTTGAACTTCTAAATTACTGCCCCAAGTGAGAGCACCAGTCCCTGCTCTACCTAAAGAAGTAGCATCATTTCCAAAAGTAATATATCCTCTATCTGAATTTTGAACTCCACTTATCCTAAATGTATTTGCTACGTTTATATCTCCAATCCAAGCATCATCACCAAGTTTAAAATTAGTTCCATTTCCATTATTATTTGTTATAAACTTATCTGCTGTAAGTTCTCCAGTACCACTTAAAGTTGCAACATTAGTAGTCCCTGCGTACCAGTTGAATTGTTGAGTTGTAGATGGAACAGAATACCACAGTGTAGATACATCTATTCCAAGTGCATAATCTGCAGTAGAACCACCAACTGCAGGATATAAAACAACCTTAGTTCCAGCACTTCTTGTAGTAAATGCAGGAGCAGCAACACCATTCGTATTAAAATCAATTCTATTACCTGTTGCACCATTTAGATAAATTTGACCGTCATTGGTTGTTGTTGAGTTTGCTCTGGTTGATATTATTTGAGCACTGAATGTCTGATGTCCACTCCAAGTATTGGCACCATCTAGAAGTGGAATTGTATTTCCAGATGTTCCTGTATTTTTTCCATCAAGTAAATCAGCATTCAAATTACTTACAAGAGTGGTTGAAGAAACTGTAAGTGGTGCTGTTCCTGTTGCAACCGTAGAAACTAATTGAGAAGTAGTGCGAATAGAACCATTTACATCAAGTTTATATGAAGAATTGGGATTTGTGGTTGCTATACCAACTCTACCAATATTTGGTGCAAGTTTTACAGTTCCATCTACATTTACATCTATTGCAGGAATACCTGAAATATAATTTACAGAGAAAATAGAACCACTTGTAAGATTATTTGTAATACTGAAAAGTTGTCCAGCAGAACCTTCCCAAGATAATGTTCCAGAATTTAAAGTATCATAATGAACAATATCAATGATAGTACCAATTCCAACTGTACCAACTCCAGATACTGCACCATAATAAGTCAGAGAATCTGAACCAGTTGCTATATTAGATGAGTTCTTATAAACGATTTGATTAGCAGATCCTGCTACTGGTCCAGTAATTCCTTGAGTTCCTTGGACACCTTGAATACCTTGAACTCCCTGAATACCCTGTTCACCCTGAATACCTTGAGTACCTTGAGTACCTTGAGTTCCTTGAGTTCCTTGAGTTCCTTGAGTTCCTTGGACACCTTGAACACCAGTATCTCCTTTATCACCTGTTCTGACAAAACTAATAATTACATCTTCACCATTACTAAATGATGTTGCACTACCAGTAACATAAGAACAATCGACAATAAACCATTCAACAAATGTACCACCTCCAGTAGAAACACTTGAAATAGTAAATAAGGCAAAATCACTAGAATCTAATTTATTGGATACTCTAAAATGACCTTTAATAGTAGAAGTAGAGTCATCAATTGTATTTAAAAAACTTCCAATATTTGTGCCATTATCATCAAGTATGTCTATGTACATCGTCAAAGCACCCGAGAAAGGTGATTCGCTGAACTTTAAAGTTCCCGTTCCCGGATCGGAGTTTGATGTATCAGTACTAAAAGTATAATCAAAAGTTACTCCACCAAAGTTACCAACGACACCTTGAATACCTTGAGTTCCTTGAGTACCTTGAGTTCCTTGAATACCTTGAGTACCTTGGGTTCCTTGAGTACCTTGGACTCCTTGAATACCTTGGACACCTTGAATACCTTGAGTTCCTTGGACACCTTGAATACCTTGAATACCTTGGGTTCCTTGTAAAGCAGCATCTAATATAGAGGTTTTATAAATTTCATCTGTTGTATTATCATAAATTAATATCAAATCATCAGATGTTACACTGCTAGTTGATATTTGACCTTTTATTGCTTGCTTTTTAACAATACCATCAAAATATGGTGAAGATACTGTGTCATCAGTAACTTGCATACCACCTGCAGCAAGTCTAACACCGTTAGGAACCTGCGTACTTCCAATACCAACACCATAGTTAAATAACCAAGCATCTGTAATACCTGCTCCAATATCACCACCACGGAACCACATAATTTTCTTATATGTGGAGGGAAGTGTTTCTCCACCAATCGCAAGACTTACAAGAGGAGTTCCCTCAGTAGATGCAATCGCAATACCACCGTGACTTGCTGTTGCATCAGTTGGCGAAAAGTCTGTTCCTAATCCTAAAATAATATCAGGGTCAGAAACAGTAAGTTGTTGTGTATTCAGTTGTGCTGTTGTACCACCAATAGTAATAGAACCATCAACATTTAAGTTCCCATTAATATCAGTATTGTTAAGAACAGTTAAATCATAAGTAACTAATTCGGTTCCATTAAATGTTAAGTTAGATGAACCTGTTGGATTATTGGAAGCATCCTTATAAACAACCTGATATGCAGAACCTGCTACTGGTCCAGTAATTCCTTGAATACCTTGAGTACCTTGGGTTCCTTGAGTACCTTGAGTACCTTGAATACCTTGAATACCTTGAACTCCCTGAATACCCTGTTCACCCTGAATACCTTGGGTTCCTTGAGTACCTTGGGTTCCTTGAGTACCTTGGACTCCTTGAGTACCTTGGACTCCTTGAGTACCTTGAGTACCCTGGATACCTTGAATTCCTTGGATACCTTGGATACCCTGTTCACCCTGAATACCTTGAGTACCTTGAGTTCCTTGAGTACCTTGGACTCCCTGAATACCCTGTTCACCCTGAATACCTTGGGTTCCTTGAGTACCTTGAGTACCTTGAGTACCTTGAATACCTTGAACTCCCTGAATACCCTGTTCACCCTGAATACCTTGGGTTCCTTGAGTACCTTGGGTTCCTTGAGTACCTTGAGTACCCTGGATACCTTGAATTCCTTGGATACCTTGGATACCCTGTTCACCCTGAATACCTTGAGTACCCTGGATACCTTGAATACCTTGGGTTCCTTGAATACCCTGTTCACCCTGAATACCTTGGGTTCCTTGAGTTCCTTGAGTACCCTGTTCACCCTGAATACCTTGAGTACCTTGAGTACCTTGAGTACCTTGGACTCCCTGAATACCCTGAATACCCTGAATACCCTGGATACCTTGAATTCCTTGGGTTCCTTGGATACCTTGAATACCTTGGGTACCTTGAATACCTTGGGTTCCTTGAATACCCTGGATACCTTGAATACCAGCAGCAAATGGAGAAGTCCAAGAAACCCCAGCACCTGTGGAAACTAAAATAGATCCACCAATACCAATATTGTCATTATAATCAATTAGACCTTCACGAAGTCTTATATTTCCAACAACATCTATTTTTTCTGTTGGACTTATCGTTCCGAATCCAGTATTTCCTGCAGGATTTGCAAAAATTATTGTTCCGCCAACACCAACTTCTAAACCACGCTTAACTCTAAAATTTTGATCTGCCAAGGTTCACTATCCCCTTTGATCATTTTACTTTTTTTTATTTATATTTAAAGTTTTATAGCAGTGAAATTGATTAGATACTTAGTAGTTGAAGAAGAACCAGTTGCAAGAAGTCTAATGTCATTTTCATTAACATCAACATCAAATATTGCTACAGGTCCATTGTTAAAAATTGTTCCATATTCTGAATGATATGCAGTTCCTGCACCATTATGAAGAACAAAAATTTTTGTTGAGTGATAATTAGTTCCCTCAGTTGCTTGAATTGTGTATTCAACAGACCTGTAAATCAACCCCGATAATGTAGAATGAATACTAGTTTGTGCAGAAGTTGCCAATGTAGTAGTTGCAGATCCAATTACAGTAAATGAATTAATTGAAATATTACCCGCAACATCTAATTTTTCACTTGGTTGTGTTGAACCTATTCCAACATTAGATAGTCTATAAATATCATTTCCAACTGTAGTTGCTGTCCACCGAGAAGCAATAAAAGGAGAATTATTTTGAGATAAACTTCCATTAAAGTTTATATTTCCATCAACATCTAATGTTCCACCTATTGAAACATTATTTTCAAAAGTACTAATTCCAACAAAAGTAGATACTCCAGAAACATATAAATCACCAATAGTAGCAATTCCTAAAGTTGCAATACCACTATAAGAAATATCAGTCCCCGATAAGTAATCAATAGTTCCTGTAGTTACATCAAGAGTTTCAATAGTACCAATACCAGAAGTATTAAGATTAGTATTAGTTAAGTAATCAATGGTTCCTGTAGTAGTGTCTAAGGTTCCAATAGTACCAATACCACTATAAGAAATATCAGTCCCCGATAAGTAATCAATAGTTCCTGTAGTTACATCAAGAGTTTCAATAGTACCAATACCAGAAGTATTAAGATTAGTATTAGTTAAGTAATCAATGGTTCCTGTAGTAGTGTCTAAGGTTCCAATAGTACCAATACCAGAAGCATTAATATTTCTTACAACTGCTAAATCATTTTCTGTAAATTGAACTGAACCAGCAGCAAGTCTTGTTCCTGTTGGGAATTGTGTAGATCCTATACCAACAGCATAGTTAATTAACCAAGCGTCAGTTCCAAGTCCAGAAAAAGTACCTTCCTTGAACCACATAATTTTCTTATATGTGGTAGGTGCTGTTTCAATGCCAGCGATGAATAAATCGACTAACGGAGTACCTTCTGTTGATGCAAGAGCAACACCACCATGATTTGAAGTATTATCATTAGAGACATCATTACCAAATGAATCTGTTCTATATCCAAGAATAATGTCAGGATCAGTTACAACTAACTCTTGAACATTAACAAATGCTGTCGTTCCACCAATTGTAATATTTCCATCAACATTTAAATTACGATTAACTTGCAAATCTCTATTAACTGTCAAATCTTGAGGAACTACAAGATTTGTTGGAAGACTTAATGTTGGGGTTGACCCCTCTCCAGTTCCACCAGTAACTACAATTTGTTGAGAGGTTCCTACAATATCTTTAACATAATCACCAAAAGTATCCGTACCTAACCCAACACTATTGGGTTGAATAGTTGCCGCTAATGATACATTTCCAGTCCCATCAAAACTAATAGGAGAAGCAACAATATCTCCTGTGATTTCAAAAGTTCTTGCGTTTTCTAATTTTGTTGCTGTAGAAATAGTTCCAACAATTGCACCATTAAAAGTTGTAATTCCAGCAACTTGTAAATTATTTCCAATACTTACAGAGTCATTAAAAGTGCTAAACCCAACAAAAGTAGAAATACCAGTTACATTAACTGCCCCACCAAGATAAGAATTTCCAGAAACGTATAATCTATTTCCCCAAGAATTATCTGTACCTATTGAAACTGAATTTTGATAATATATTGACTGCCCATCAGCATTTTCAGTCCAAGGTGTCAGTAAAGATATTGTAACTCCAGCGCCAGCATTTTTCTCAGCAAACAACCTACCATCATAATAGTTGTAAGCCAATTCACCTACTATTAAATCTGATGTAGTTGGTCTTTTTGATTGCTCAGTAGAATACTTAATTCTGATGGGGGTTGCCATTTGTACTTCTTTCTACTTTTATTACACTCATAACATACTTATATTTAAACTATTTATTTAAGTATTAAAGGCAGTTTCTTCTCGTCCCATATCTAAACAAATTTGTTGGAGGGTCTGGTTCTATCCATTTTTCTATTGTATTCAACCGTTTTTCATCATAAAAATTTTGCTGAACATACCACAACTTCCAATGTTCGTGACCCTTAGATTGATTGCAATCATGACAACAGCAAACTACATTTTTTGTAATGTCTTCACCACCTTTCGACTGAGGAATAATATGATCGATTGTTAAATTTTCTTCAGACCCACAATAAGCACATTGATAATTCCATTGCTCCTTTATGTGTTGCCTCCATAATCGTTTCGCCTCTCCAGAACTTGTTGTATAAAGATTGAACAAGTATTCTTTTGGAGAGTGTAGAGGTCCCATAAATTTTTGTATCTTACAGTTATTTATTTCCAGTTTTTAAAACTTCTAAAAGTTCCTTAAAAGTAATATAAATGTAATGAAATTCATCATAATATGTAATATCTTTATCTCTCTCAAGAAAGTTTTGAATTTTTTTTATCACAAATATTTCTCGCCCAAAAACGACTTAAACTATTTACATAAGAACAAGGTTTATTCTTCTTTCCACAATGTGGACAAATTGCATCTGGAGGATCTAAAAGATGTCCCTCAGGAGTATACATCTTTTTCTTCTTTTGATTTCTCGCTTGCTTATGCTTTCGATGATTCATATAATTACTGGAATTCCTTCACCTTCATTGAGACGAATTACTTCTGGATTCAGTTGATTTACTTTTCCAGCAGGTAATCCAATCTGACCTGGAAGTTGCTTATCAGTAGTTGAAGTTATATCAATTACTTGATCCATAATAAAACGGTGACGACTATAAGACCTATTATGACGATCAAATGATACCATCATAATCGCATCATTAATATCACCACAATGGGCAATGACTCTTCCAGTCTTATTTTCTGTTACAATCCAGTATTCGTTCATTATGAGTGTCCTTTTGGTTATTATAGGATTGTTTTGGTGGATTGTAAAGACCGGGCCAAGTATCTCTAATAATTTCTGCAAGTTTATAAGGAGTTTCAGAGGTAATCATTTTACAAAATACATACGACGACGATACTGTTCACCAGGGCAGTTTTCTAAATGCTCAATCTCTTCATCTGGAAGAAAGTTTACACCACCAAGAAGTTTTGCTCCAATAAAGATTTCAGCAGACTTCTCACACATTAGAGTAGCAGCAGCACAATCCTTTTGATAAGGTGATGCTGTGATAATACCGTGATTCTCTAGAAGAATCAACTTGGGGAAGTATCTATAGTGGTCTACAAACTCACCAACATACTTCTCTACATTCTGCAGTAGACGGGCACCAGGAGGAGCATAAGGCACTAGACAGGATATTACACCATTCCTTACAATCTGATCTGGAAACCACCTCTGACAGGCAAAGTCATTGACCGCAGGAGAGCAAAGTATCTGTGTAGTCTTTGGTGGATGAGTATGAGCAATATAATTAATTTCTGGGAAGTGCTTCATAATCCAAGCGTGAAAAAGCACTTCAATGCTTGGTTTCTTTTGTTCTGGTTTTAGTTGTTGAGCATCAGTATTCACCAGAACTAAATCATCTTCTGATAGTGTATGAAGACTTGTACCACTTGCTTTGATTAGAAAAGTATCTTCTGTATGTCTCTCTGATACATTACCTTCACCACAAATAGTATAGTCAGCAATCGTGTGTGCTAAGTCTATAAGCATCGTTAAGTATTGTAAAATTGTATTTAGAAATTGTACTTAGGATGAGTAAAAGTTTTGTTATGGTTTCTACAAATACTTAATAATGATAATGGTCTGTGAGTGATATGAGAGTCATAAAAATTCCAAAGAGAATAAAGAATATTAGGATTGAAAGCATTTTAGATTTTCTACTAGTGTTTGGAGTTCTTTTTTCTATTTCTTGCAGATTGACGCATTTTTTCTATGGTTTCTGGAGAATATTTTCTTCCTTCACAACCGTTAGATTTTCCTTTTTTGGAAGAACTTATTTTATCTTTAGTTTCTTCACTATGAGATTTACCTTTCATATGACTTGATTTGCCAACTTTAGCATCTCTCATTTTTTGTTTTGACTGTTCAGTATGCTTTCTACCCACCCAATATGTATTACCTTTATGAGTATCACCAATCTTATTTCTTGCTTCTTGTGATTGTGTTCTACCTTTATTTTTTTCTCCTATCTTATTCTTTACTTCTTCGGGTCTAGGTCTTCCTTTTAGAGCATTACTTCTCTTCAGTTTTGTTTCTTCTGTTTGCAAAACACCAGAAGAACCATCACCACCATCAGTTCTATTATGAAGAATACCTGTCCCTAAATCTTTTCTACCAAATATAGCAATCATATATTTTTCGTGATTAAATGCATCTCCTTCACTTAAGTTTTGCTTGAGAAGTATTATTTTACTCTTATCTCTAGGAGGTCTTATATCATTCTTTGATTTCTTATATACTCGGTCTCCCTTACCTTTACCAATATAATAGGGAGTTTTATCCTCACGCAAATATGCGTAAGTGTAAAAAATGTTATTCATACTACTCTAACGGTGACATTAATATTTATACAAAAAATGGAAGGTTTCCCTTCCATTTTACCTAATGTGTCACCGTTAGGCAACTCTATTTATAGGGCATTCCCTCTTGGGAGAACTTCATCTGGAAAGACAAAGTTTTCTCCGGGTTGGTCAATAGGAGCCATCCAGGCACGAATTCCTTCATTAAGAAGTATGTTCTTTGTTACGAACGTCTCAAATTCTGGATCGGAAGCAGCACGAATTTCTTGTGATACAAAGTCATAAGCACGAAGGTTAAATGCTAATCCAACAATACCAATAGATGCAACCCAAAGACCCATTACCGGAACGAACAACATAAAGAAATGCAACCAACGCTTGTTACTAAAAGCAATACCAAAGATTTGAGACCAAAATCTATTGGCAGTCACCATAGAATAAGTTTCTTCTTCTTGAGTAGGTTCAAATCCTTTAAACGTGTTTGCCGCAGAACCATCTTCATAAAGTGTATTTTCCACAGTAGCACCATGAATCGCACACAATAAAGCACCACCAAGAATACCCGCTACGCCCATCATATGAAACGGATTTAGCGTATAGTTATGAAATCCTTGTATAAACAGCAGGAACCTGAAGATAGCAGCAACACCAAATGAAGGTGCAAAGAACCAACTAGATTGTCCCAGTGGATACATCAGAAACACAGAAACAAATACTGCAATTGGACCAGAGAATGCAATTGCGTTGTAAGGACGGATACCAACCAAACGGGCAATCTCAAACTGGCGAAGCATAAATCCTATGAGAGCAAAGGCTCCGTGGAGCGCCACAAAAGTCCAGAGTCCCCCAAGTTGGAACCACCTGATAATATCCCCTTGAGACTCAGGACCCCAAAGTAGAAGAAGAGAATGACCCATAGAATCTGCAGGCGACGACACAGCCGCTGTGAGAAAATTAGCGCCTTCAAGGTAACTAGACGCCAACCCGTGGGTGTACCAGCTTGTAACAAACGTTGTGCCAGTAAGCCACCCACCAAGGGCAAGATAAGCAGTGGGAAAAAGTAGTAATCCAGACCAACCCACAAATACAAAGCGATCTCGTTTAAGCCAGTCATCCAAGACATCGAACCATCCTCGCTGTGAAATAGGTTGTGAAAGTGTTGAAGAAGTCATAACCTCCCTAGTGATTTCTCATATTTATGTTAACATCTCTTAACATAAAGGTCAATGAGTATTAGTGCTTAGGTATTCAACTGCTCTCATAAGTCCATCAAGATTGTCGCCTAATCTACTTATTCCAATATTGCAACTATCGCAAATCCACCCTCTAAATTTATTTGTTTCATGATCATGATCTAAAACAAATTTTTTACATTTTTTACCACAACAATCACATGAGTTGGGTTTTGGTGGTGCTTGTTTTCTTAAATTTAAAACATCTTTATTAATCCTTTTTTCACATTCTTTACATATTGGATATATTCTTTTCTTATCTTTCCCTTCTCCTCTTTTGCGAAAACAATCTAGCAGTTTCTCTTCCTTACATTTGGTACATAGTTTTAAATTTGCAGTTGGTTTAGATTCTTCAATTCCAAGTATAGTAAATATAGACATAATTAATTTACTTTTAAATATTCAATCATTGATTGGAGAGTGTTGATATTATCTCCCACAAGACCAAGAGCTGTGTTGCAATGATGACAAAGTAGTTTTCTTACTTTACCAGTATTGTGGCAATGGTCTACACATAACTTCTTCCATTTACCATTTCCTTCATTACCACAAATAGCACAAAGACCACTTTGTTCCTCATACATTTTAGTATGCTCATCGAGAGTTATACCGTACATCCTTTTCAAATCATTATTTTTAGTGCGTTGCGGATTTGCTTGATGTCTTGCTTTTACTCTTGCCTTATCGCATTCTTTACAAGCAGAGTGTCTCCTACCTGTTTTCTTATCACGCATATAAAACTCTGTAATCTGTTTCTCAACTCCGCAGGTCATACAGGTTCTATACAGGTCGGAGTACAATTTAGTCATCTCGTGCTTTCTTTCGTACTTAAATATTTATAAAAAAAGGAACTCCGAAGAGTTCCCCTTTATTATATCACCCGATGGATGGTGCAGTCAAGGCAACTGGGGTTGCTTCGGCAGCAGCAAGATCAAGTGGGAAGTTGTGAGCATTCCTTGTGTTTTAACCTTTGTCGCCAAAGGGAGCGGACTATATCATCACTCATAAGAGTGTCGGACGCTAGTGGCGTATTACGGATGAAGCGTCATCCACCGCCTAGTCTCTGAACCTTCCTTACACGCTTGCAAGGCTTGGCTGCTGATTGTCTACAAGAGAGTTCCAGCAATTCATCCGATTTAACGAGCGCCATGCGTTCACAAAACGCTCGTGCATCACCTCCATGCCGAGTCCAGCACGGTTGAGAACATCAGCCCAAGTGTTAATTACTTTACCTTCAGAACTCATAATGCTCTGATTAAAATTAAAGCCATTGAGATTAAAAGCCATCGTAGAAACACCAAGAGCAGTGAACCAAATGCCTACAACGGGCCAAGCAGCAAGGAAGAAGTGCAGCGAACGTGAGTTATTAAAGGAAGCATATTGGAAAATAAGGCGACCAAAATAACCGTGAGCAGCAACGATGTTATAAGTCTCTTCTTCTTGACCGAACTTGTAACCATAATTCTGTGACTCGTTCTCAGTGGTTTCACGAACCAGCGAGGAAGTCACCAGAGAACCGTGCATAGCACTGAACAGAGAACCACCAAAGACACCAGCAACTCCAAGCATATGGAAGGGGTGCATCAGGATGTTGTGCTCTGCCTGGAACACAAGCATGTAGTTAAAAGTACCAGAGATGCCCAGTGGCATCGCATCAGAGAACGAACCTTGACCGAAAGGATAAACCAGGAACACTGCAGAAGCAGCAGCAACAGGTGCGCTGTAAGCAACGCAGATCCAAGGACGCATACCAAGACGGTAAGAAAGTTCCCACTCACGACCCATATAAGCATAGATGCCAATGAGGAAGTGGAATACAACTAGTTGGAAAGGACCCCCATTATAGCAGTCGGGGGAACCATATGTTTCCATATGGACTGGACTATATCTTCATCTTATTTTTTATAAGATGTCGGGCGCTAATCTGGTATTACTCAACACGCTTGTTGAACCCAGTAGTCTCTGAACCTTCCACAGAAGTATCGTCTGTGGCTTGGATGCTGATTGGCATATTCTCTAAAATCCAACTACAAGAAATACCACTTGTTAAAAGTCTATTTCCATTAGCAACACTATTAAGATGTGAAGGATAAACTTTTACCCCATATTTTTCCAGAATAATAGAACAAACAGTTTTGAGTGTTTTATCTTCTTCTGGATTAAAAACTACATCCCCAAGATGATTACCAATAGTCCTTTCAGTTAGTTTTTCATAAATGTGAAATACTTTACTGTATTTTCTATTAGTAAGAGTTTCTTGTGTTGCATTCTTTGGATTTTTGTAGGCATAGTTGATAAGATTTTTACCAATCTTTTGCCTTACACTTCTTGGTTGTTTAAGAGCAGCAGACCGAAGTTGTCCGCTTTCTTTTGCAACCTTACCACCTCTTTTACCTGCAAGAGAAATAACTTGATGAATTATTTCCTCTTTTTTAGAGTATCCTGCAAGTGCTTTCCAAGCAATCTTATCTTCTTCGTTTCCCCAAAGACGCCAGTTACAATAATGAAACATAGCGTGTTGAGTTGTAGAAACTTCTACAAGATTTTGGGATTCGTTAGAACCACCAAGATATTTTGGAGTAAGGTGATGTTTGTGTTTCATAGAGAACTTAGCTTTCCAGCAGTTCACCCGATTTAAAGTGACCCAATATTATTTATAAAGCCACTCATCAAGAGAAGCAGCATCCCAGATGCTGTAAAAATGCAATCCAATCGCATTAGAACTTGGAATAACAGCACCAGAGATGATGTTGTTTCCGTACATAAGTGAACCAGCAACGGGCTCCCTAATACCGTCAATATCGACAGGGGGGGCTCCGATGAAAGCAATGATGAAACAAGTTGTAGCAGCAAGCAGGCAAGGAATCATCAGAACTCCGAACCAACCGACATAAAGACGATTATCGGTTGAAGTAACCCAGTTGCAGAACTGTTCCCAAGTATTCGATTGTGATTTTTGACGTGAAAGTGTAGCAGTCATTTGTATTAAACAGTTAGTAAGACCATCAGGGAAATGGTGGAGTTACTATTTCTCAGCACCCTTATCTGAGATATGAGAGACGTTCTTATACACCCATAGGTCTCGGTTAACGGGTGTTTAACAATGTTAAGGATTATGTGAATTCCGTAACATTTGTTTACCTATTTATCATAGCACGACCAACCAGACCCGTCAAGC